AAAAGTGCATAGAAAAGGATTTAGAAGGAGTTAAAAATAAAGAACTTATAAAGTATATATACTCTATAGATACTCTAGATATAGAGTATAGTAGTAATAATAAGAATAAGAATAAGAATAATGATAATAATAAAAATAATAATAATAATAATAATTTTCCTACCACTTATGATTCTTTTAAAGATTATGTAATAAACTTAGAGCATAAAGAACATCATCAAGATTTTATAGATTACTGGACTGAAAAAAACACAGCAGGAAAAATGCGATATCAATTAGAAAAAACTTTTTCAATAGAAAAAAGATTATCTAGATGGAGTAGGAGTACTTTTGCTAAAAAGGGGATGCCTGATTTTTATGATAAAGCTTATGCAGATAGAATAGCACAGGATCAATCACAGCAGAAAAAATACAGGGAGCACTTACAAAGTTTAGGATATGAGCAAAAAATGAGTTATAACGGAGCTCCTAGCTGGGTAAAAAAATAAATAATATGGATTTTTTAGAATCATTAAAAAAGTTTAGAGTAAAAAAATTAGAAAATAAGTATATAAATAAAAGATCTTATATATGTGCTGTAGATGTAGAATCTATTTTAATAGATATAAAAAGAAGCAATATAAGTGAAGTAGAAAATTTAATAAATAACTATCTTCTAAAATTAGAGGATATAATGGAAAATAATCAAAATGGATTTAAATAAATTACAAATAAAAGATATATATAATTTAGTAAAAGAAGGAGAAATAGATCCTCTTAAAGCTGTT